GTAGAGAATGTACCGTATGAAGCAAGGATCACGGCGTTGTTTTCAGTCTCTGTAATCTGACGAACTGATTCTCTGTCTTCAACATCAGTACCACCATGAACAAAAAATAATTTTCGTCCGGGGTCTATATTGCTATTTATCAATTCTAAAAGTGGTTCTCCATGCTTTTCAATGTAGTTGAATAATACAAGAGTGTTTCCTTCAATATCTTTTACTAAGTTTTTAATAAGATTATTTCTACCACGATGCTCTACAATGTAGTCCATCTCATCATGATATGATTCAAAGTGTTGCGGAGCATGTTTACAAAGTAAAATTTTTATTCTAAACTTACTAAGATAACCTGACTTAATTAGATCATCTGTTTTAGTAACCTGTTCGCAATCACCAAACAATCCTTCCAACACCCACTTGTGAGTTTTACTCCCGTCTAGAGTTCCAGTAAAACCAAACCTATACTTTGCGTTATGCAACTTAGTCATGATTCCTGTGAGGGACTTCGACTTAAATAGGTGTGCCTCATCACCGATAACACAATCAATATCATCAAAGTATCTTTTTGGAAACTTGTAGATGGATTGCCAAGTGGAAATAATAATTGGTTTGTCTGTATTTTTATCCTTGCCCGAATATATCTTATGCACATGATCGTCAGCATTCCATCCATAGTCATTAAAGTCGTTGACCATCTGTTCTACCAAGGACGTAGTAGGGACGATGATGAGCGTCTTCTTGTTGGTAGCAGTATAATATCTGACGAGGGAATAGATCATCAAAGACTTTCCAGACCCCGTAGGAGAAAGTAAGAGCTTCCTATTATTTTTAATTGCTTCATATACAGCACGATACTGATACACTCTTGGTTTAATTTCAGATCGTGTAATTTTATTCATGAATGTTTCAATGCCTGCGTAGGAAACAAAATCATTTGTTTCCTTAACATCTCCATACCAGTCATTTTTTTCGTACTCAATATTGTACTGGCGTTCACCTGCCCACACCTGTAGGTGCTTCATCAGACCACCATAAAGGTCTCCTGTACCAGGAGAGTACAGACGGATAGTTCCATCCCAGTATTTGTATCTGGGGTTCTTCTTCAGGAACTTTGCTTCAGGAACTTCAAACGAAAAATAATCTGAGAGCTCCTGATGCACATGGGGTTCTTCAGAATGGATAGTAATATATACTTCGTTTTTCTTCTTAATAATTAAATTAGACATAAGGTCCGCCACCAAACCAAGAGACTAAAGATTTTCTAACTCCTGATGTTATTGGATTAACTTTATGCCAAGTATCTGAAGGAAAAAATATAACCGTTCCTTTAGGTTCTTTAAATTTTACACTTCTTTCTTTGGTTAAGGGTCCGAAGAGTTCTAGTTCTAGTTCACCACCTTCATACTCTTCTGGATCATTTAAAAATACGGTAAGACTTATTTTTCTAATAGGACTGTCTGAACACATACCCATTTGTTGAGATTTTAAAAGTCCTTGTGCATCAATATGCCAATCATAATGATCTCCTTCGTTATAAAGAGTATATTGAATACCTTCACCTCCTAAAATTTGGAGATTCCATTCTGCATCTACATTTACTTGATGGCAAAGAGTTAGCAACAGAGCTCTAACTTCGCGATTTTCAATCCAATTAATTTTACATTTTCTTAAATCTTGATTACTTGCCTCACCTTCTTCAAGATTATTTTCTACAATTGCATTTTCAATTATTGAAAGATCGTGATCATTTAATTTAAATTTAACTAGAGGATTACCGAATTTCATTATTGTCCATTGACGAATTTTTCCCACTCAATTGCACTCTTGACCTGGAAACCTCTATTAGAAATTTGACGCATGACTTGATCTATCCAGTAAAGCATCTGGTCTAGATATTTAATTTTTGCCTCAAGGTTGATGATATCCTCATCTGCCTCAAGGTATGTTCTCATTTTTTCTGAAGTCTTAATGCTTGATCCAAATGGTTTAGCAGCATAGGTCTTAGCATCTGCTTCGCCTGAGTAATACTCACGCTTATTTTTTACCAGTTTGCGGATCTCAAATTCTAGCGAGGTCTTGATCTGCTGAATGTCAGTGTAGTGGTTTAAGTATTTATTATGTTGGAAAGGGATAGATAATGCGAGTTGTCCCAGATCTGTGGTATACTGTTTGTTCTTAAACTGAAAGTCAACTGCAGAATCTTCTGCCCAGTCTTCTCTTAGTTTTTCAAATTTATTACGAAGGGTTTCAAAATTCATAAAGGTTGTAAATTCTCATTGCAAATAGTGTATTTCTCATACTTAAACGTTACGTCTGCAAGTAGATACTCAACATCTCCTACTGTAGCATCAAATTGAACTCCAGACAATGACACTGGAAAAATATTTTTAAAATCAATAATATGATTTACATTATTATATGAAGTTAAAATGTGTAGTCGTGCTGATGAGTATTCATCTGGACCAGACGATCTTCCATTTGCCAATCCAAATTCAGTAATCCAATCATGTACTGTACGGTAATTAATTAATTCTTCATCAATAATAAACCGAACATTTAAATCTCCATAACTAACTCCACCACTTGGAGCAATTGCTACGCCTCTATATGGCGTAGGAACTTCAACAAATGGCATTGAAATATCTGGAATACTTGCTGTCTGGCAGAAAAAATCTACACCACGAAAAATTTCAAGATCCAGTTTAAAACCAACTGGAGATAAAAAGTTGCGGTTACCGATTTGTTCTTTGTACCATTCTGCAGGCATGTCAACTTCCCAAGCTACTTAGTATTTATGGGTTGTCTGCATCAAGACCTAAACTAATTAAATATTCTGTCCACCAATCCGGATCTTTTTTCTGTCTCCATTCCGGAACTGGTAAACCACGAAGCGAATAGTATTCATTAATCGCTTCATTGATAATCTGTGCGATCTCCAAATTCTTCTTCCTTTTCATCAACGTCTGCATATGGATTGTCCAAGAATGGTCCTCGTTTTCGTGAAGGTTCTTTTCTAACATAATCCGATTCAGTGTTTACAGCGGACATCCAAACAACAAGTTTCATTATAATAAAGATTGTTGCTAATGGAGACAAGCATAATAATAATACTAATGATTGATTCATTGCGAATATTCGTTTATGATATCTAATACCTTATCTAGGGAATCATGAGCACCGTCATACCACTGACCTGTCATATTAGAATTTGTATCTTTATTGTACAATTCTGTCTTTAATTTATATACCTTTGCAAGCATATCTGTTTTATGTAAGCTACCACGAGGCATAATAATTAAGAGATACTACTTCTATTTAAGCATAAAAAAAGGGACCCCGCAGGGTCCCTGTGTTGATATCGTAACGATATCACATGAGGTTCTGAACCAATACACGACGGTAGTACTGGTTACGTGAAGCGGTAAGTGCTTCAGCATCAGGTGTACCGTTAGCAGCAGTAACGAATGGGTTAGCGACCATGCCGTAGCGGGTCTTAAATCCAATCTTGGGCTGGAAGGTGTCAGGACCGATTGAGCGGACCATCTGGAGGGGTACGTATGGGCAGTAGAACAGACCCGAATCATAAGGGGAAGTACCCTTATAACCAACTACGTAGTAGTGGGAGTTAGAAACGTTAGCAGAGTAAGGATCAACGAAGACCTTAATGCGACCGTTCATGGTTCCAACTAGAAGGTTACCGGTGTCATCAACTTCACCGATGGAAGGACCACCAGCACCAGTTAGACCTGAGGTGTAGTCTAGAGTACCAGACATCGCGAGAGCAGAAGCAACATCAGCAGAAGTGATGATGAAGTTGCCCTTTCCTCTACGAGTCTCTTGTGCGATTGCGTTGGCATCGCGCTCAATTTGGAACATAAGTCCCTTGAATTTTTCAACTGACCATCTGCCGTTGGAGTCAACGTCTAGGTCAAAGCGACCAGCATTGGCAGTGTTGTTCTGAGCACCAGGCTTAGCGATGGTGTACACAGTACGAACAACTTCACGGTTGATCTCAGCAAGGATCTCGCTAGACAGAATGTTAGCAAGTTCCTGTTCAGCATCAAGACCGTGGATTGCCTTAAGGTCTTGTGCCAATTCCAAGGTGTATTCTGCTTTGAGAGCTCTGGACTGTGCAGTCACAGAAGTCTTCTCAATGCTGAATGACATCTCGCGGAATAGTTTTCCGCTTTCTCCTAGTGCCTCAGCGTCCTCACGTGCCATGGGCTTAACGCCACGGTCATAAGTACCTGAATCGTTAAGAAGACCGGGGTTGCTTCCTGCAACGGGGTTAGCGGTGTCGTATGCGTTTGCGGTTGCATCAAATCCTGCAGAGAAGTCACTGTCGGGTTCGTTGTACAGTGCTTCAACACCGTCACGACCTTCATACTGACTCTTCATTGCGAAGATTAGTCCAGTAGGACCAGACATGGGTTGAACGCCACAAATGTCATAGGCAATGAGGTTAGGCATTGCACGACGGATGAGGCTGATCATTACAGGATCAAATCCAGCAAGACCACCAGTTTGGGTGCTTAGACCTGAACCTGAAAGGGCGTTGCCACCAATGGCTCCGGCATTATTACCTGCTGATCCACCTGCTTCGTTAAGCATACCGCGCTCTTCGCGCATGAATCTTTCTTGGTTTTCTAACAGAACAGCGGTAACACTTTTTCTATAGTTGTCTGTGATGGCTGAAGAGCCTTCATGACCTAGAACAGGTGCCCACTTTTCTGTCAGAGCTTGTGCATTAAACATTTTTTGCTCCGAATTTAAAAATAGGTTTTATAATAATCACTTCCAGCGATTCAGGGCGGTGAGGTATTGTGCCATTGCTGGTGTTACCTCTTCGCTTAATCCTTCAACTGGAGTTTCATCTGCAACTTCTGCTGCGGGAGTAGAAACTGAATTCTTGAAGTATGACTCTTTGATAGTTTTAACTTTCTTAGAGAAATCTTCTTCAGTTACATACTCTAGACCCTCAGCAAGTGCTGCGAGTTTTTCTTTTTGAGTATCTGCGAGTCCTTCTGACACAGTGGACAGAATATTGAGTTTGGCAGACTCGTTAAGACGATTCTGTAGTTTCACATTTGCCTTGACCTGTTCGTCTAGGCGCTCTTCCATTTCACGAATAGATTCAGCCATACCTTCTACCACGTCAACTTTGTCGTCGGGGATAGCGATATAGTGTTCTTCAAAGAGACCTTTGAGACCTGCGATGAAGTCTTCAGTGATCTCATTTTTGATGCCACGATCAACAGCTACTTGATTTTCTTCTAGCCATTGTGTGACTGCGTAGTTTACAGTTCCGTTAACTTCCTCAGAGAGTTCTGCATTAGCAGATTCTACTTGCTTCTCTAATTCTTTACCGAAATGCTCTACAAGCTTGTCATACTCTTCAGAGATTTTCGCTTTGACAGCAGCTTCAAAAATAGTTTTTGCTTTCTCAGCGAACTCTTCTGAGAGTTCTGTGCCTTCTAAG